CATACGCGCCTCTTCAGTAGCCTAGACGATGCGCCAGCCCGCGATCGGCCACACCGTGCGCCACGTGTCCCCGTCCACCAACATCTCAACCATTCCCCGTGTCCAGCGTTCGGCGGTGAGCGTTGCCATCTGAGTCTCCTTTACTTCGTGACTGCCTTTTGGACCGAGAAGGAAGAAAGCATTCCGCCGTCTACCAGATTTTCTCCGACGCTCCGGGCGATTTTCTCGGACGGGTAGGAGCGTATATCGTAGGTCCCGTTGTCTCTCTCGCCCATCATCACCCACACATCCGGGGCCGTCGTCTTCGTTTCATCGATCATCGTTTCATCCTCCTTATATAAGGACTATAAGCTAATCCCCTTCAAAGTCTAGTACTTTCTGGAAACTTTCAATGGGGTATACGCCATCTATGAGCTTATACGGTCGGTTCCGTAATTTCCTTTGAAAAGAAAGCCATTTCTGAGGATACACTTGTTGCAAACTTTGTTTGCTACACTATTTCGATGGACCGGGGGAGGTTCAACAGTATGAGTCCTAACGAGAAGGCTCGCAATCTTGGGCTGATGAAGGCTCGTGCTATACGCCACTACACCCTAGCCTCTGCTCCCAAGCCCCCTACTCTCCGTAAGCGTCTCCGTCCTCATCAATCACGAACCAAGCTGAGCAACGCCATTGCTGAGTCGCATGGTAACTGGGCGGTGCTCGCTAACCTTCTCGACTGTACTGTGGGGACCGTTCAACGCGCATTGGAGCGTCCTGAGTACAAGCTACTGCTTCAAGCATTTCAGGATGAGCGAGTGAAGTCCTTGGAACGCTGCGTTCAAAACGTCTTCGACATCGCCCACTACTCTATCGACGTTCAAGCCCGTTTGAAAGCCAACACTTTCCTCCTCCAACAGCTCCACGCCGATTTTCAACGCTCCAATAAGCTCACCATCCAGGGAGGGGACAAGCCTATTCAGATCCAACAGACCTCCATTCAGATCCCGGTGGAGATTCTTCAGATGCCTATCGAGACTCAATTGAAAATGTTGGAGATGGTGGATGAGCGAGAGAAGGAATTGGGAGTGGAAGTAGATGACTGAAGCAGTAATGGACGCCACCATTACTAAACAGGAGCTGGAGCGCAAGGTTTGCCGCTCTAGCTTCTACGCTTTCGTCAAACGATTCTGGCACACAGTCATCCCCGAGGAACCCGTTTGGAATTGGCACATCGAAGTCATCTGTAATGAAATGCAGATCCTCGCAGAGCGTGTCTTCAAGAATGAGCCGAAAGAATATGACCTCCTGATCAACGTCCCTCCGGGTTCCACCAAGTCCACTATCTGTTCCATCATGTTCCCCGCTTGGGTATGGACTCGGATGGCTACTGCCCGGATGATATGCGGTTCATACTCCTACCAACTGGGAATGGACCTGAGTCGGAAGTCGAGGGACATAGTCCGCTCTGCGAAGTACCAGCAGCTGTTTGAAGACCTGGACCTGAGAGAAGACCAGAACACCAAGGGTTACTTCATCAATGAAAAGGGAGGCTACCGTTACACCACCTCCACCGGAGGTACGGTCACCGGGTTCCACGGCCACTTCATTATCATTGACGATCCCTTGGACCCTCAGGAGGCTGTAAGCGAAGTTGATTTGAAGACGGCTAACAATTGGATTGGCCGTACCCTGAGCACGAGGAAAGTTGACAAGAGCGTTACCCCTACGATCCTCATCATGCAGCGGCTCCACGAGGACGATCCAGCTGCGAAGATGATTGAAGCGAATAAGAGGGGACACGCGGCCGTCCGGCATATATGCCTACCGGCTGAGGTGACGAAGGATAACCGAAAGCACGTCAAGCCCAGGAGCCTCCTCAAGCACTACACTCCAGACCTAGCTGTTCCTGGCGCCAGGCTTTTGGACCCCATCCGTATCCCTCGCAAAGTCCTAGAGGAGTTCAAGACAGACAACTCCCTGGGTGAGTATGGATACGCAGGACAGATGCTTCAGATTCCAGTATCCCTCTCAGGAGGAATGTTCAAGATAGGTCTCATCAAGATCCTCCCAGCACGTCCAGCAAACAATCAATGGATTGAGTTGGTACGGTATTGGGACAAGGCCGGGACAGAGGGAGGCGGATGCTTTACGGTAGGTGTACTGATGGGCTCGCTCCGTGAGGGTGGATACGTGATAGTGGACGTAAAGCGTCAACAATTAGACACGGGAGCCCGTGAAGCCCTGATCAAACAGACCACCCAACTTGATGGTCATGATATCCTAGTAGGAGTTGAACAGGAGCCAGGCTCAGGGGGAAAGGAATCTGCTCAGAATACCGTTAGTAATCTAGCCGGGTATAGGGTAGAGATAGACAGACCAACCGGCGATAAAACGGTGAGAGCAGTTCCGTTCAGCAGCCAAGTGAACTCGGGCAACGTAAGTATGGTAGCAGGGGAGTGGAACATTGATTGTTTGAATGAGCTTGGAATGTTCAACAAATCCAAGTACAAGGACCAGGTGGATGCCTGCTCAGGAGCCTTCACGATGCTCACTCAGCATGGTGGAAGAATAGGAGTATTCTAATGCGGCAGCGAGTCAACAAGATGGATGTGTTACGGAATGCGATGTCAAATGATATCCTGGTCACCAACGCAGACAAACGGGCAGTCCGGGAGATGATTGGCAACGCATCCATTGCTCGCGCAACTCTCCTCAACAAGCTCATCGACCCACGCCGGGACATCGACCAGGAATGCGGCTACCCTAAGGAACTATCCACTGCCCAATACAAGCTGATGTATGACCGAGAAGGCTTGGCCACGAGGGTAGTGTCACTCATGCCCGAGGAGAGTTGGTCCAGCGATCCCGACATCATTGAGACCGAGGACGGGGAAGAGACAGAGTTTGAGAAGGCGTTCAGTGTCCTGGACTTGAAGATTCAGATATGGTCCTACCTCGCCAAGGTGGATGAGATCAGCGGCATCGGGAGGTTCGGTATACTGTTACTCGGGTTCGATGATGGATTGGATTTGAACCTACCAGTTGAAGGCGTGGATGAGCGGGGGGAGAAGACGGGAAAAGCCGCACACAAGCTTCTCTTCCTCCGGGCCTTCGATGAGTCGGTAGTCTCCGTCAAGTCCGTGGAACAGGATAGGACCAACCCACGCTTCTCGATGCCCACCGTGTACTCAATCAAGTTTGAGAATCTGGCCGTGTCTCGGTCGGATGCCGGACAGACCACGATGAGCACAGGCCAGGAGTTACAGGTCCACTGGTCCCGTATCATCCACGTAGCCGATAACCGAAAGACCTCTGAGGTGTATGGTATCCCTCGGATGCAAGTGGTCTTCAATCGTCTGTTTGACCTCCGGAAGATTGTTGGTGGTTCGGGGGAGATGTTCTGGAAGGGTGGTTTCCCCGGCTATGCGTTTGAAATGGACGCCAACGCGAGGAAGCCCACTCCGGATGAGTTGACCACGCTAAGGCAGAGCATAGACGATTATTCAAATGGCCTTCAGCGTTATCTCAACCTTCAAGGAGTGAGCACCAAGAGCCTTACCTCTCAGGTAGCTGATCCCAAGGGACACGTGGATGTTCAATTGGAGTTGGTAGCTATCACCATGGGCGTTCCCAAGCGCGTTTTCATGGGAAGTGAACAGGCCAAACTCGCCTCCACCCAGGACGCCAAGAGCTGGAATAAGCGTATCACTCGCCGTCAAAAGAAATACATCACCCCCTATATCATCCGGCCGCTGATAGATCGGTTGGTGGCGACGGGAGCATTGCCTGAACCCAAAGAGTATGACGTGGTATGGAACGACCTCAACGCCTTGAGTGAGATGGAGCAGGCTGAGATCCTGGCAAAGCAGATTGAAGCCATGGCGAAATACGTAACAGGTGGAGTGGATATGCTCATCCCACCGGAGGAATTCCTGACTATCTTCGCAGGACTGCCAGCGGATCAGGTGAAGCTGATTATGGACGCTGCTCTCAAGCGCCAAGAGGAGCAAGCGGCTGAGGAGGAGGAGCGGATGGCTGAGGAGGCTGCTGTCATCGAAGAGGAGA